ATGGGCGGTGCCGGTGCAGTTGGTGCCGTGCTGGGCGCGTTCGATAGTAAGTCGCCACAGGCCGGAAGTATGCAGATAGAGAATCAAGGGAGCAACCTTGAACCTATTCGGACTGATACCGGCGCATATAACGCCTCCGCCGATGCCAAACTACTGAAACTACAGATATTCGCCGCTCTCGGAATACCTGAACAATACTTCGGAGATATAAGCACAGGCAATCTGGCCACCGCTAAAACTGTAGAACTCCCGATGATTAAGCAGTTCGGCAGTTATCAGCAGATCTGGGCGGACGCCTATATTGATATCTTTAATATCGTGCTCGACCATAACGGCATCTCAGCGGACGATGACAGAGATATCGACTTTGATATGCCGGAAATCGCGCCGTTCGACGCCGATGCCGCCGCGAAGTCTATCGGTCAGGTTGTCGCCTCATTCCCGCAGCTTCAGGATTCGGACGATGTATTGAAACAAGCCTTATTGAATATTGGCATTACTAACGTGCAGGACGTTATTGATGCACTGAAAAAGTTACAGGCAGAGAAGGACGCAAAGGCGGCAGAGATAGCCAAGAATCAGCCCCCGGATATCCCCGCCAAACCTGCTAATACTTACTTCCCTACACCGCTGCCGGGTACGAAAGTCGTACAGCCCCCATCCGGAGTGACAACGGGAGCGGCACCGCGGACACAGGAGTCAGCAGAGGTCAGGGCGATTAAGGCGCTGCAGGAAATCAGGGAAGGCTTGGAACATGACAGTCATTGAAGAAATTGACAGTTTGATTCACGTGGTAGAAACGTATCTGCCGGGGCATATGGACAAGCCCGTCAATGTGAAACTAACAAACAAGTTCAAGAAGGCATTGTCACAATACTTCATCAGAATGCGTGACAAATTCCCCTATCAAGAACTTGAAGGTATCTATAACGCCAAAGTTAAAGAATCTGTAATAAGCGTCAAGGAAATAGCGCCGCCGCCAATCATGTCTGACTATGAAACGTGGCTGAAAGCTATCACGACAATATTCGGTACTGCCGACCTTAAATCACTCATAACCTCATATCTGGGCAACTTTTTCATACAGGGTTCCGTCCAGATGATGACCTACGGCACGACGAAGATGGGGATACCGATAGCATTCGAAGGGCCGCCAATGTCACAGGCCGTCCAGTGGGCGCAGGATTACAGCGCCGGACTTGTCACTAATCTCGACATCGAGACACGCTCCCAGATTGCAAAGGTTATCAGTGACGGCATCCAGAACAAAAGAGGCGTCGATGGTATCTCTCGTGACTTGCGCTCGATGTTTACCGATATGTCAAAGACGCGAGCTGACATGATTGCACAAACTGAAAGTAACCGGGCACTCAGCGAAGGGATGTTTGACAAAGCTCACGACATGGGTGTCGATGGGAAGGAATGGTATAGCGGCGTTGACCCATGTGAGGAGGTCTGTCAGCCTAACGTGGACGCCGGAGTGATACCGATAGACGAACCATTCCCAAGTGGTGACATGGTGCCGCCAGGACACCCGAGATGTAGATGTGCGTTTATTCCGGTAAGACTTGACAGGACGGATTAAATTATTTCTCAAGAAATTATATTGGAGGTTAAACAATGCGTGAATATATCCACGAGTCAATAGAAATACCCATCAGTGAAGTTACCGCTGAAAGCATCGCCGCCGGTGTTCTGCCGGTCCGTATCATCGAACCCGGATTCAATAAATCTAAAGGCCGGAACTATACCAAAGCCGCGGTCAAGGACTGCGTAGCCCTGTTTGAGGGCGCGAAGCAGTACGCCAACCACGCCACCAAGACAGAGGAAAAAGAACGCCCTGAACGTGATATCAGGGACTGGGTGTCTACTCTTTCGAATATCCGCATCACCAAAGAAGGCAAAGCGGTGGGAGAAGCCCACATTCACGCCGGTTGGTTTAAGGACATGGTGCAGGGATTATTCGAGGCGGGCACTCTCAGCAAACTGGGAGTGTCTATCAACTCACTTGGCAAGGGCGCAAAGCAGAAGGTAGACGGCGTTGAGACCTTTGTCGTGGAATCCCTCATCGACCATCCGTTCAAGTCCGTGGACTTTGTGACAGAGGCCGGAGCAGGCGGCCAAGCCGGTGTGCAGGAAAGTGTTGAGGTTGTCGATGCTTACCTCATGGACCTGCCCAAACTCAAGGAATCGAGACCCGACCTCGTCAAAGAGGTTGCGGCTGAGATAGAAATAAAACTTAAAGAGGTTGATAAATCTATGGAATTACAGGAAACGATCGACAAATTAACCAAAGACAACGAAGTGTTACTCAAAGAGAAAACCGAACTGACCGCCAAGATCACAGAAGCGACCACGGCAAAGGCGAAGATTGAAGCTCAGGCCAAGATTAACGAGGCCATCAGCAAGTCTACGCTCCCGGACGCCGCAAAAGAGATGCTAGCCACACAGTACAAAGAATCGGTTGACGCATCCGGCATAGACGCAGCCATTAAAGCGCAGGCTGACTATATCGCCAAACTCAACGAATCCGGCAAAGTCAAGGGTCTCGGAAATACCGAACCCGCGATTGCCACCCTTCGCGGCCGCAAGGCCATCGAAGCAGGTCTCTCAGCCCTGAAATAAAAGAATATAACTGGAGGATTAATTAAATGGCTTCAACAATGGCAGAACTTGCCACCCTTTCCACCGATACCCTGAAAAAGGGCATCCTCGACACTATCGTCTATTACTCTCCCTGGTTCCAGACATTGCCGGTCATCGATATCACCGGCAATAACTACCTGTACAACTGGGAAACCGCGTTAGCCGGTGCGACCTTTTACACTCCGAACGATCAATGGGGTGAAGTAGGTCCGACCTGGGCGCAACGCTCTGTTGCCCTGCACGTCCTCGGCGGCGATGCTGATGTGGATAAATTCATGCAGCAGACCCGTTCCAACAGTCAGGACCTGAAAGCGGCCATCATCGAAAAGAAATCAAAGGCCATCGCTTACGCCTTTGATGAATTCGCCGTCATGGGCGGCACTTCAACCCTGCCGCGCTATACCAACGGCAAGGCGTTCACCGGCATTCTGAAACAGATCGCCTGGTGCGATACCACCAACGGTACAGCCGCCACAACCCTCGACAGCACCACGAACACCCAGGTTACCGCCGCGACCTCCGGCGCCGGTGTTGCCCTGACCCTCGACTTTGTTGACCAGTTGCTGGATACCGTTAAACCGAAAGCAACCCACATCGTCATGAACCGCCGTATGCGCCGCAAGGTACAGAGTCTTGCCCGTGCTGCCGGTAATAACCTGCAGATCACCGGCGCTAACTTCCCCGGCGCGTTAGGCCAATTCGTCACTATGTACGGCGAACAGCAAATCCTGATCGACGACTGGTCTCCTGACCACTTCCAGGACGGCTCCGCTTCCGCCTTAAACATCGCGGCCTATGACGGTACCGCTTACGATTCCACCCACGACAACTCCATCATCATCGCCCTGAGGCTTGAGGACGACGGTGTCTGCGGTCTGCGTAACGGCAGCGTCCAGGTCGAAGAACTGGGAACAGTTCAGGACCATGACGCCACCCGGACCCGCATCAAGTTCTACTGCGGCTTGGCTGTCTTCAACAAACTGTCAGTCGGTGCCCTGATCAACGTCAACTACAGCGGTTGATATTGCCGGATAAAAATAAATAAGTGAGGTTAATCAAATGGCTTTCCTAGAAGTACTTGGAGCACGAACCATCATATCCGGCGTCGCACCCACCAAGATTACATTGGCGGGTAATGTTAATGCCGGTGACCTTCTCGGATACAACTCGGGCTGGGTTCTATCCGCATCCGCAACCACAATTCAGCCTTTGCTCATCGCCGGGTCCAGTGCGAACAGCGGCGAATCAATTATTGCCTATCCGATGGCAGTCGTGAGAACAACCAATCTGGTTGCCAATGTCGCTACTGTCGGAAGCAAAGTGGCACTGACCGATGGCGGGCTATTGCAGCCTGCAGGGGCCGGACTGCCGGATGTCGGCTATGTGGCCTCTATCGGCTCGGACAGTTTAAGCGCTGTCGTCTGCCTTTGCCCAATGATTCCACAAGTAACTGTGGTGAGAAGTTAAGGAGGTCGGAACATGGCTTTCTTAGAAACTTTAGGCGCACGCAAGATAATCAAAGGCAAAGGCGCAGTGCAGATAACATTAGCCGGGTCCGTAACCGCCGGTGACCCCGTTGGTTACAGTGCCGGTTGGGTGCTGTCGGCAGACGCCGCCACAATTCAACCTATCCTTATTGCCGGACAATCCGGTAGTACGGGACAAGTAATCACGGCCTACATGATGGCAGAAGTCTATACCGTTTGTACATTAGCTAATGTGGCTACGCTCGGTGACATCGTAGGTGTTACCGATGCCGGATTGTACGCGGTGTCGGATGCCTCCACCATGCCGGAAGTCGGGTTTGTCAGTGCCGTTGGTTCTGACAGCCTCAGCGTTATAATGACGCTGTTCCCGATGATTCCGCAGTTAACAGTGGTACGTTCCTAATCAAATAGCCTTCTGGCGGTCTGGGCTTAATTCTAGACCGCCGTTTTAATTTAAGGAGAGATTATATGAGCGATTTACCGCAGGTTGCAGTTACCGAATTCAAGAAGTTAACCGCCAAACAAATCAAGGAGATGAAGTCGTTTGACGTCATCGCCGATGGTGTTTACCTTTGCACCGTATCTATTCCCCGCACAGATTACATCAAAACCACTGTCAATGAAATGTCTATCCTGTCAAACGCTGTCGGAGGGAAAGACCCTGATGTTGTATGAGTATCGCTGCAGGTGCGGTCATGAGTTTGAAACATTCAGGCCGGTAGACCAGCGGCGGACGGCAAGGTGTCCAAAGTGCGGGAGATTAGCAAGCAAGAAATTATCAGTCGTTCATTCTACCTTTGGATGGCGACTTACCGATTCAAGTCATATTCGGGGCAATCCCGATTCTATTGAAAGAGATATCTAGACGGAGGTCAATCAATGGCTAACGATTTATTTGATACTTATGGCAGGCCGATTAAGGTACTTTCGGCTTACGGCAAGGAAAGCGACCTAATCGATACATACGGACGTCCGATTATTGTCCCGATCTACAAGGGCGGCTCGGCAACTGTTGAGATATTCAGGGCTTGCCTGGTAGCATCGGCAACCGTTATCAGAAGCGGTGAAGATTTAAGTGAAGCGCCCGGAACAGCTTTCACCATAACCAATCAGCCGGACATACCGCGTAATCTGACATGGATTCTGACTCACACCCAGATAACCGCCTTTACGCTGGTATTTGTGGGTGTGGACGCTAAAGGCCAGGTAATCACCGACACGTTCACACAGGCATCGGGCTGGAGCGGCGCGACTGCTCAGGCTTACGCCCAGATAACCTCAATCAAGATGACGGCGCGGACAGGCACCGGCGCAGGTAATACCTGCAACATCGGTACAGGTTCGATTCTGGGGCTTGCCAACGGTATCGCAGCGACCACCAGCGTCTTCAAGGTCAAGAAGAACACGGCTGATTATCCGGCGGCTTCGTACACCGTCAATGCAACCACCGCAACCGTTGACGTATCTACCGGCGGGGCAATAACCGGCGGCGATGATTACACAATCTGGTATTCTCACGGCAATTAAATAATAGAAATTAATTTGGAGGCATAATATGGCAGCAACAGCATGGATTTTCGACAACACACCCCACACCCACTGGATAGAGGGCAACTCATCCTGGTTAACAGCAGCGCATAAGTGCGCTTTACTCACAGCAGTACCAGCGCAATCGGCGGCAAACTGGGCGGCAATTTCAGGCACAGAGATAGCGGCATCAGGCAACTACTCAGCCGGCGGCGCGGTAGTCGGTACAAAGACAAGTACGGTAGCCGGTCACGTCACGTCTGTCGGTTGGGCAAATGTAGTCTGGACATCCAGCACTCTGACAGCTCAAGCTGCTGTGATTTATGATCCAGCAACAGGTGAACTGGTAGAATGTGTCAACCTTAATGGCGGAGTTAATGTTAGTTCAACGGCGGGTGATTATACAATAAGTTGGACTGGCGTATCTAATATTGGTTACACAGTAACAGTCGCAACCGCTACGTAGGAGGGAATATGGAAATCGTTAAATCAACCGAGGTCAAGGTTACTGAGGTTAAAAACGATGCAGGCGAGGTTATCCGAAAGGACGCCAGTATCGAAGTTCCCCGTATTGAAGTAAAAATATCCTCAAAGATCTAAGGGGACTGAATGCCCGCACCAAATATTACTAAGACGGCAAACCATAATTTTAACGTGTCCTTGCCAAATGGGGAAACTATACCTCTAGGACAATCGACAACCTCATTTACGCCTAAGATGGTTTTCCCACGTTGGCAGGGTTACGCTTGGAACGCCTCTATTGGTTTGAGCATGGCAGTTCCGGCGAATGCGCTGGCAATCGCTGGCATGACTTCGAGCAATACCGCTAATTCGGTCACGGCTTCTAACTCGTACTTCTCGATTACTTATTCAGGGGTAGATGTTAAGCCTGGTTACAACGAGGGCGGCGGGGTTGATGTCAATATCACTCTCAAGAAGTCCGTCGGTAATACTCTCGCCTTCGCTTACAACAAAACCAACGTCAACGCCTACCTTCAGCCTAGTTTAACTCTTGAATGGACGGTTGGGCAAGATTTGGGGAATGGTAGAACGGTAGCAAGCGTCACAGACACAGACGTTACAGACAATTTAGGTAATAATGTAGCTCACAGACCTGATTATGTGGTCAACAGTATCGCCTTTATGCACTCATCTCAAGGCGGTATGGTTAGCGATGTTCAAGCGGCAACAGGTTTAACTACTGGTCAAATCGGGATGCTGTACCGGATGAAGATGACTGGAGCCAATGGTGTCACAGCATGGGCAGACTGGTCAATCCCAAATGGTACTAACCTCTGGTTGAATCTCAATACTGCTGGCATGACTTATCCGATTGTCATCTCACCTGCTGGGGATACGTTTGGGTATACTACGGCGGGGAGTAGTGCAGGTGCTGTCTATGGCACCCTGGATTTTTCTAGCCCAGGATATACAGGAGTTTCTGGCACTGGAACAAGTATTACAGCTAATTGTTCTGGCGACTTGAGTACTGCTATGGCACTATACACTTTCAATGGAAGTACGTATTCGCTTGTTACGAATGGGGCTACTAATTTGGGTTCAGGCGATGGATGGATTACAGCGAATTTTACATCCTCCCCAACACTTACAGCGACAACTTACTATTTAGCTTGGTCTAATGCAGGAACAAGATTTGATTATGATGCTATTAACTACAATTCCACAGGAGGATATACTGGTTATTCAAAAGCTATGACTTTTGGTTCACGATGGTTAGCCTCGTTTAGCAGTCCGAGTTCCATTGGAACTGCTCAATTATCCATCTATTGCACCTACACAGCAGGAGGGGGAGCGTCTATTACTAACTCGCCCTCCAGTTTGGCGTTTGGAACAGTAATGCCAGGAACTACTTATTATGCTTATAATCAATCAACAGGAAGTTACCCTAATCCTGTGACATCAAGTCAATGTCATTTTACTATTACTAATGCTGGTGGGTCAAGTGTTAATCTTGCATTAAGTTGTACAAATGCTACAAGTGGTAATACGTGGACATTGGTTAGCGGAACTCCATCTGGAGACCAATTTGAAGTTATTGCTGTTTATAATGGAGAAAATCCTGCAAGCGGATTGGTGTTAACTAATAGTAATCAAAGTTTTTATTCTAGTTTAGCTGCAAGTGGAACTTTATTATGGGACTTTAAAGAAGTATTAGGAGGAACTGGAACGGGAAAATCTGGAACATTTAGCGATGCAGCGACTAAGACATATACTATTACTATAACAGGTAGTTAAGATAATATTAAAATGGTTAAAATAATCGGAGTAAAATATGATAAAGAGGTATTGGTGGATATTTGTTATTGTAGTAATTGGAATAATAGGAATAGGAATTTATTCATGTTTACCTAGATATAAAGTAATACAAATAAACAGGAGTTTGGCATGGGGAAATAATCCTAGTACATATACAATGAGTCCTGCTAAGATTGAAGTTACAAATTTAAAATGGGGTTTTCCGCTTAAAATACCTGTAAAGATAATAAACTCAGGTGGAAATATGAATTATATAGTAGGATTTCAAGACCCTGCGATATTTGATAAAGGATTTAGTAATGCAGACGGAAATAATAGTTATAGTTATAGTTGGGATAGAAGTTCAATAGATATAGCAGATAATAGTACGGAGGTTGTAAACATAACAGTTAAAAAGAATAGTTTGTTTGGAGGAAAAGGAAAGATTGAAAAAGGGATTGCAATCAGTCAAAATCCTAATTCTAGTGGAAGTGCAGTTATGAGTTTTAGTTATATATTTGAAGTCTTAATAAAATAAAAGAAAGAAGGAATAAAGGAGAAATAAAATGAAAAGGTTTTTACAAAAGAAATGGTTACTGGTACTAATATCATTTATGTTGGTTGCTGGTACAATCGTAGGAATGGTTGTTCCTGCAATGGCTGTAACAACGGCAACAATTACTGTTACTAATACGACTCAGTATCTTGCGGTAACAGTAACTCCAACAACTTATAACTTTAATGCGGCTGGAGCTGCCCATCCTGGTGTTCTTATTAACACAACTTATTATTCTAATCCTGGTGGACAAACAACTGCTCCTAGTGCTACAGTGTTAGATGCAGAATGTGCTTTCACTATTACTAACGCTGGTAGTGTTGCAGAAGATATGACAGTTAACATGAGTGATATGACTGGTGGTTCTGATAACAGCACTAATGGTAATACAGGAACAGCAGGTGCTACAACTTATGGTTCTTATACATATTGGAGTGGAGTATTATTATCAAGTGCTGTACTACTTAAATCTTCTGCTAGTGGTGTTGGTTATGCTAACTTAGCTGCTGCTGGAACTGAGAAATTTGGAATTAAATTACTAGAACAAACTGGTGCTTGGACTGGTGCAACTCCTGCAACAATGACAGTAACTATTACTGCAACAGCTCACTAAGATTAGTAATAAAGAAGGAAAATATAAAAAGAGGTTTATGATGAAAAAACGATTATTAATGATTGGGATTATTGC